GGGACTGAAACTTGGCGAGGACGTTGTGTTTTGCGATCCGTATCATTACGGACTTGGCTTCCCCGACGAGTACATGGTTGATGCTTACAACGGGATGGACGTGCTGACAAACGTGGCATTAGGCGAAGGGTTTGGCATTCCAATTCTGGAAGCGCAGGCTTGCGGGACGCCGGTGATTGTGGGCGATTGGACTTCAATGAGTGAGTTGTGTTTCGCCGGTTGGAAGGTTGACAAAGCAGAAGCCTTGCCTGTCTATCACGACTTCTTTGACGCGTTCCAATGGCAGGCGACCACAGCGGCTATCTATGACCGAATGGAGCAGGCTTACGCGGCGAAGGGTGATTACGATTTGCGCAATCAGGCAAGACGGGGCGCGTTGCCTTACGATGCCGATGATGTGACGAGAAAGTATTGGAAGCCGGTTTTGAAAGAGATGGAGCAGATTGTCAATGATAAGGGCTCTGTTAGTTTCGAGCAGGTGGTGAAAGCGTGAGCACACTTCCTGAAAAAGGACAGCGAATGAAACGTGCCATTGCCACCTTCGGAGTAGGCAAGTGTGAACCGATGCTGAATATTGCGTTGCCGTCATTCAAGGCATTCGCAAAACGTCACGGATATGACTTGTTTGTTGCTGACAAAATAGGGATGGCGCGCCCGCCTGCTTGGTACAAAATCCCGATGTTGCAAACATTGCTGGCTGACTACGACGAAGTATTGTGGCTGGATTCTGACACGGTGATCGTGGACGGACGCGAGGATATGAATGTGCCTGCGGAAGCATGGCAAGCGGTTGTTATTCACAAAACGTATGAGGGCGAATCGCCGAATTTGGGCGTTTGGCTGGTTAGGAAAGCAATGTTGCCTTACCTGCAACAAGCGTGGGATTTGACGGAGTACATCCATCACAAATGGTGGGAAAATGCGGCGATTATAGATTTGATGGGATTTGACCCTGCTCATCCGGTTTGTCCTGCGATACCGAACGAATTGCTCTCTCATACTCACAGGCTCGAAAATTGGTGGAATTCTACGCAGGTAGACCAATGGGCGGTACATCCGGCGCGTATCAATCACATTGCGGCTTGTTATAGCAACAAAACCGAAGTAATGTCGGTTTGGGCACAAGATGCCCTGAAGTGGATGGAGGAATAATGGCACGAACAGGAATGCAGGCACTAATTGACACGGTACGTGGGTTCGCCAACGCCGCCCCTGACGAATGGGAAGTCACAAGCGATTCGTCAATTGTCACCTATTGGAGCGATGACGAAATCCAGCGCGTGTTAGACCGGCACAAGGTCGAGCATATTCACGCGCCGCTTGAACCGGTCACCTCTTATTCAGGCGGTAGCGCGGTTGTGTTGCAATATCGGACAGGGATTGGCAACATTGAAGGCGGCACGTTATTTTCGGTTGAGGACACGTCTGGAACTGTAAGCGGATATACGGCTGATTATGCTCGCGGGATTGTGACGTTTGCAACTGACCAAAGCGGCAAGTCATTCTACTGGAGTGGATTCAGTTACGACCTTTACGCGGCTGCTGCTGACATCTGGCGGATGAAAGCGTCTCACGTGGCAGGGCTGGTTGACTTCTCGACAGACGGGCACTCGGTCAAGCGGAGTCAGCAGGCGCAACAATACCTGAATATGTCGCAATACTACCAGAGTCGGAGCGCAAGCGAGGGCGTGCAAACATCCAGAATTGTGAGGGACGACCTATGAGCATTGCGTTGACCGCACGGGAACTCGCACAAATGCGGGCTGACATTGAAGAATTGATGCCTGATACCTGCGACATTTTGAGCGTGGCTTATACAGCGGACGGCGAAGGTGGAATGGCTGAAACGTGGGGCACGGCGACTGCAAATGTGGCTTGCAGAATTGACTATCGTTCCGGTTCTGAAAAGATGACCGGCGGTGCGATTCAGTCTTACAGCAAGGCGGTTATCAGCCTGCCCTACACCACCGCGATCACGACCAAACACAGAATCAAACTGGACGATTACGTCTGGTCTGTATTGAGCGTCAACGAGGGACAGAGCTGGGACGTGGTAAGGCGTGCTGAATTGGAGCGTGTCGAATGAGCATAAGCGTTAGTGTTGATACAAGCAAGCTGAATGAGTTGCTTGCCAAAGTGCCTGGAAATAAACAAAAGGCTGTCCGTTCCGCTGCTTATTACATTCTGGGCGAATCGCAGAAATCTAACGCGTACAAAAATCGAACCGGTTACTTGCGTGGGAGTGGCAGGGTGAACGAATCCTACGGTGATTTTGTGAATGTCGAATACACCGCTGAATATGCCGCTTACGTTGAAATGGGCACGCGCAAAATGGGAGCGAGACCATTCCTGAAGCCTGCGGTTGAAAAAGGGTCGGATCGCCTTGTGCAATTACTGAAAGAGGGGCTGTTGAAATGACATCACCTTACAACGCGCTCAACGCGGCACTTTACACGAAATTATCCGGCGGTACGGCTCTCACAAACGCTCTGGGCGGTACTTGTATTTATCACGGGGTTGCGCCGGAAGGGGCTGCCTTGCCTTACGTGGTTTGGAGTTACGCGGCTGGCGGCGCTGACAATTTCACACCGCGTGAGAGCGTACAGCAGGTTGTTTACGTCAGGGCTTATGCAGACACCGCGAAGGAAGCGGCAACAATTGACGCGCATATCAACAACCTGCTATCAGGAACTTTATCCGTGACCGGCTGGAATAACTTTTGGCTGGCACGTGAAGAAGATTTTTTACTGCCAGAAATCGACGAGGCAGGAAAGCATACGTGGGCTTGCGGTGCTTATTACCGCGTACGTATGGACAAATCATGAAAGCTATAGGAGAACAAAATGGCTGAAATTACTGGAAAAAACTTAGTTGCAACTTGGGCATATAGCGGTGGCACAGTGGATCTGAATACTGACTTCCGCACGCTCTCCATCAATCCGAACATCGACCTGGCTGAAACCACTGCCGGCGCTGATACCGACAAAACCTACATTGCGACAATCAAGGATGCAACGATCGAATGGTCAGGCTTGTACCAGTCGGCAGGCACGGCACTTGTTAGTGCGCTTGAAGCCGGAACAGGCGGCACACTGACCGTCTACCCTGAAGGTACTGCATCTGGCAAGCAGAAGGACATTTATCCAGCCATCGCTATGGGCGCGAAGATCAACATCCCTTACGCCGATGTGGTTGAGATCAGCTGCACCTTCCAAAAGAACGGTCCGAAGGCGTAGCACATGGTCACGCTATCAGACGGACGTGAAGTCAACTACGACTGGACGAAGACTACCCAGCGGGAATATCTAAAGCTCTTCGACAGAACTCTTGACGCGAATGAAGTCGCTTGCAACCTTATGGCGAAAGTCACAGGGATGAGCGTTGATGAGTTGTTAGACCTCAACCCGATTGATTTCAAACACATTGAAGCGGGCATGATTGATTCTTACAAAGAGCGGACAGACTTCAGTAACGTAAAAAACTAAGCGGGCGCGTCTATATGGCAATTGTCGCAAAGCAGGGAATGCCGTGGGAATTTTGGCGGTGGGAACTTGTGAAAGAGACAGGGTGGACGTTGGACTATGTAGACGCGCTCTCGGTTGCGGATTGGACCGAATGGTTGCAAGTGAGAGACGGCTTGGGTAAAGCGAGAAAGACGCTGGTGAAATAATATGGCAATACGAATCGCGAGTCTTTTCGCAAGTATTGGGGCAGACACTTCTGGGCTTCAAAAGGGTCTGAAAGATGCTGAAACTCAAATAGACAAAACCGCTCGAAGTATTGAAAAGAGCGGTCAAGGTCTTGATTTCAGTATGTTGGTAACTGGATTCAACCAGGCTCTTGAAATCGTAAGCAAATTAGGCGAAGGAATCCGCCAGGCTTATGCCGCCGCGAGCGAAGGTGCAGCGATTGAATATGCCGCCATCAAGTTCGACAGGTTGAGCCAGTCAATCGGCACTACGTCTGAATTGCTTTTAGGCGACCTGAAGAACGCGACCAGAGGGATGATGTCAGACGCTCAATTGATGGGTTCTGCAGGCGATCTGATGGCTCTCGGTTTGGCAAAATCCCACGACGAAGCGGTGCGCTTATCCACAGTAGCTGGCGCGTTGGGTATGAATATGAACCAGTTGGTTCTAACGCTCACGAACCAAACAACAATGCGGTTCGACGCATTGGGCGTTAGCGTTGACGGGTTCGCGGAAAAAGTAAAAGCGTTAGAAGATGCTGGAATGAGCGCAAATGACGCGTTCAAAGAAGCGTTCCTACAACAAGCAGAAGACCAGATAGCAAGGGTCGGAAGTATTGCAGAATCATCAGCCGGTAAGTTAATGATGATGGAATCTGCGTTTGCCAATTTAGGCGATGCTATCAAATTGCAATTAGCGACCACGTTTGCTGAGTTTGCGCCTGTAATAACCGAACTCGGCGATTCCATGACTGAAAATATCACGGTCGGTCAAGACTATAAAACCACAATGAACACGATCCAGAATTTGATGAAAACTGGATTGGTGACAGGCACACAATATAAAGAGTTATTGCGTGAGATGGGAGTTCATAGTGGCATGGGTGCTATCACTGCAAAGCAACACCAAATTGCGCTCGACTTTCTGAACGAAGCGATGGGTAACGCAACCAAAGGCACGCAAGATTGGGCTGATGCAAACGACCGTGTTTATGAGTCAATGAACAATGTCAGCGAGGCAACTGATTATATTGGA